AGCAATTCGAATCTGACGACGTGCCAAGCTACGCACCACAGCAATTCGAATCAGACGCAGTAGGAAGCTAACTCTTACCCAGCAAAATGAAATCAACTATTACCCCTTAGGAAAAAAACTTGGAGGACTATCCGGTAGGACTAAGGTAAGTATTTTTTTTATTTTTAAATATTTTGTTTTACAAGACTACTATTATGAACAAAAACGAAGTTCATTTCTATTATAAAATAAATATTTATCTATAATAAAATCTAAAAAAATTTGATTGATTATCTATTAACTAATAATAAATTGTGACTACTACAGAGATCTTATAGAGATGCTTAGAATTTTAAAGAACGGATTCATTCCCCACGCTGCCATTAGCACTCATTCCAATATGAGTGATGAAATCAAGTTCGAAGCTTTGAAATTTGCCACAGAAATTGCCAAACAAATCAACCAGAACGAACCCGTCAACATCGAACCAGAGCCAGGAACTACCCGCTTTAGTGAGGCACAACTTGCCGCATTAGCTGAAATCATCGCACACGAACTGATCTACTATCATCAAATTGGTGAAATTGGATGCTTTTTGGCTTCGGCCTTACTCGAGGAAGAACAAGACAACGCAATCATCGAATTTGACAAAGAATTAGAAGCCAATGACGGATTTTTATCAACCTCAACTCTGATCAATCAACAATCTCCAAAGATTGGGCAGTTGACTTCCTCTCTTTTGATTGCCAGTGGAAAAATCAGAAAAAGTGTCAACGACTTGTTACGAAACATGGCATGCCCCAAGGAGATTTATCTTCTTGGACCGGCTGGCTACGAGAATGCACATAATTATACAAAGCAGCGACACTCTCATGGATTACTCGTTGATCCATTGCTTGTTCGATTGGGTGGAGGATCAGTGAAATCAGTCGAGATCAAGGCAGACATTACAATTAACCAGCTTTTGACAGAACTCGCCAAAATCGCAAAGAATGCCTGGACATTGATGAATTTGTGTGGGAGTCTTCAAATCTTCCGTTTATCCACCCCCACACCTCTATTCAATTCAATCAAAATTTGCCGAAGCGAAAGCATTTTCGGACATGATGGTTGGAGATCAAGCCTGCCACAACAAGCCACTGTAATGAAATTACCAACTTGCGCAGATGAGCTTTGTGAATCAGATGATGTTCCGAGCAGCTCTCCAAAATGGGCATATCCAATCGACTATTACGAATCCTTCGAAGAAGTATCGCAACCGTGGGATTACAGTCACTCTGAAGAAGCCAGCTAAGTTGTAAAGACAACAGGTAATTGAGGTAAGTATTTTTTTTATATTATAGATTATTAATCAATAAAAATAGAATAATTTTGGCAACAAGTATTATTTAATGTATCTATTATTATTAATTAGCATACTATTAGATTATATATAAAAAATTGATGTTTAATATAAATATTCATAAAGAATAAAATAATGTCAAAATTACCTAAAATTAATAGACAACACCAGTTTAAAGTAGCAGACGATGATTTTTTGCTTGGAAATATTGACCAATACTCATTAGATAATATACTTTTATATTCCCATAAAAATCGTAAGATAGATAATATTGATAAATTAAACTGCTTTGATACACATGGATTTGATTTTTTAGATAATATTTTAGATAACACATATTACATGTATGCCAATAAGTTATGGATACAAAATACACTTTTAAGTTCTATTTTACATCTACTTTCTCCTAGATTTTCATTATTCAAAAGCCGTGAACAAATTGATGATTATATATTTGAATTTAGAAAACGTATGGGATTAGATATTGATGAAAAATCTCTTGGAAAGACACTTGAACTTACTAAAAACAAAATAAAACGAACTCTTGTTCAAGAAATTTTGTTTCGAGACCAACAAAATCAAAAATATAATCTTGATAATGATATAGAATATTCTAAAGTGATTAAATTTATTTGTTTGCGTTTTCGAATAGGATTACTTATTATTAATAATGACAAAGAATATCAATATATACATCAATTTCCAGATAGATTAAATATAATTTTATTAAAAAAGGTAAATCAATATTATATATTATGTAATAAAAATAATGAAACAAATCTATTTAATAATGAAATTACAAATATGATAATAAAATCATTAAATAAATTTATTTGTACAGAACTTAAAGACATTCATTTATATAAAATTCCTGAATTAAAAGATATTTGTAAAAAACTCGGAATAGACGGAAATAAAAATAAATCGGAAATGTATGAAGATATAAAAAAATGCCTATAAAATAGTATATGTATAGGATGACCGAAATTGTTTATCTTACATTGTCTCATTTTAACTCTTCAACTAGAAATTATTTTTTAAAACAAGCTGGATATTTATCTTTATTAGATTATGAACTTTCAACTGATAATAAACTTTTTGAATTGACGTGGACCCATAATAAACAATGTTTTACTGTAGAACCCGGACGTTTTGAAAATCCAGATAGCACACTTTATTTTTCATGTAATGTTCCACTTTCATCGTTGTCTGAACGCGTTAAGGACTATTTATATTATAGATTTTTATCTACATTTAAGTATACTAATTTTGAAGAATATTATTTAAATAATGTAAATGATTTACCTTTTGTTGTTGTATTTGTTCCATATAAATTTAAAAGAAATTTTACAAGTGAAAATAATTTACATATAAATTTAAATAGCAATGGAGAACGTGTTGTTTCTCGTGAACAACATATCCAATCAAAAGTTCTAAGTGGATTTACATTTCGTTTAAATACTAAAACAAAAAATAGTTATATTTTAGTTGGTCCAAAAAATGATCAATCTATAAATAGTGATAGATATGGTGTTAATGGATGGAAATTAATTGAAAATAGTAGTCCAATATTTTACCGCGTATCTTTGGGAGGATTTATTGTTAGTAAAAAATATTATAATAAACTCATAGATTTTGGTGCAAAGGAGAATTAAATAAGCGTTTTTGTATATTTAGTTTTTTCTTATTAGTATTATATATTAATATGGATAATATTGTACATAACTTAATTTATAGTTTTTTAGAAGAAGTCGTCATTCACAATGATAATTATCCAACTAAAATATCACTTTTATTATACAGTTATTTTCAGATGTTTTATAATATAGCTAGTTTATGTAATAAAAATATATTTTTAACTGCTGACCGTGTGTCTGTCCCCAATTGGTATAATGAACTTAAAAATCAATTACAATATGTCAATAATAAAGAAGATATATTACAAAATATGATATTTTATGGACATATTGGGTTTTTATCTAGTTTATATAGTAATTTTGAAAAAAATAAATATAAAATATTAGATTATGGTATTAAAGATGTCAAATTATCGAATGTTATTATACAAAAAATGTTAACCTGGGGTGGTCAACATTATTTGGGAAAATTAAGTGAATTAGAAAATCTAAGCAATGATAAAAATTATACTGGAATATTAGCAGATATTAGTGGTAATATAAATTTTATTGCCGAAAATCCAAATAAATGGACTAACTTAATTGTTCCAAATGGTAAATTTAATGAAAATGGGTTTCCAATAATTGATATTAATGCCGATACAACATATGAAATACAAAGTTTTATTGATAAAAATTGGTGGTTAAACAGAGGTTTTGCTATTAATCCATCTAGAGAAAGTTTTATCAATTTAGATGATAAAATAATTAGCACCTGGGAAAATGGTTTAAATACACAAACTGAAAAAATATTAAAAATTTACGAAAATTTAGATGATCGAAAAAAAACTATCTCCGAACTTTATTCATTTGATACATTAGAAAGTGGTTCAATATCAGGGTTCTGGGTAATAATTGCTATGATGCTTAGTAAAAAAAACAATCAAAATACTGAAAATGATATTATAATGTTTTTCATTTTAGGAGCAGGTCTATACGATTCAAGTATAGCATCATGGACATATAAAGCGAAATATGAACTACCAAGACCTATTACTATTATTAGACATTTTTTAAATGATATAACCTTAAATCAATGGAACATTGGTAAAAATACTGAAATAGAAGGAAAAAAATGGATGCCATATCAAAAATTAACAAGTGTAAGTCCACCTAATCCAGATTTAGCAGATATTAATACTGTTTTTTCAGTTGTTGCTGGTTCATTATTAGAATGGTGGTTTAATAATCCTAATCTTAATCATTCATTCAAGTTATTCTCTTTACCAAATCCACACTTAATTAGTCCAATCTTAAATAAACAATATAAATCATTTAGTATTGGCGAATTTTGTATTGAAAAAGGGGCCAGTTTAATAGAACCGTCAATTACCCCATCACAAACAATGATTTTTAAATATAAAACCATTAAAGAATTAATAGATGATATATCATCTTCATCGATTTATGGTGGAATAAGTTTCCCAATTTCAATTGAATTAAGCACCGAAATTGGTAATTATGTTTTTCAAAAAATTAAATCTAAAATTGAAAATATATACAAAATAAAAATACCCTACTAACTTATAATCAATATCTAATATATATATGGATATTTATTGTAAAACTCAAAATACCACAGAGTGTAATGAATTACGTAATAATATAAATGATTGTCGGTCCGCTGGAGGCCAAACAATGTTTGAATGTGTAAAAGAAGCCGAACAAAAATATATAAGAAGCACTGACTTATTTAAAGATCTAGTATATCCTTGGAAAAATTTTGATTGGGACTATACACGTTTCATTGATAATAACTATAACGCACGCGCTACTGGAGCTACATCACAAGGTTCTATTCAAGCTTTATTTGCTAATACTGGAGCAATGGTTAAATTAGCAAAAGGATTTATCATTGATCCTAACCCAAATAATAATTCTAGTGCTGCTAATTCCGATTTAGCATTATGTGACCGAGTACCAGCAGTAAATAGACGAAGTTGTGAAGTTATTAATAGAATTAAAAGAAGCTATATTAATCAACCTGTGCCTGAAAATAATAATAGTTTTTTTAATAAACAACTAAATGGTACAAAAAGTAGCAGTTTTTTTTACAAATGGGGAACATGTAAAACAAAAGATAATGAAATCAACTGTAAAAATAAAAAATATAAATGGTATAATAATAAATGTTACAAACCAAGATATCATTTTATTAAAAATGAACCAGGAATGGACTTTACTAAATTATCAGATAATGTATTTACACAACTCGCCAACCAATTAAGTGGTTCTATTCAAGGAAATATACCATCTACAATAAATGATGTTTTAAGTTTTAGTCCAACACAAATTTCAAGTGTTTATGAACAAAAACCATATGGAGATTATGAACCTGAACCATGTCCCGATGATAATACAATTGAACATTTTAATTGTGATAATATTGCCGATGTTATATTTCGAACTGTTTTTGCTACTATTCTATTAATTTGTTGTATTTTACTATTGGGTTTCATATACAAAAATTATTATACCAAATGAAATACATACGTTTCTATACGATTTACAGGTTCTACATAACTTAATCCAAGAAATTCAAATATATCCTTTTCTTCTGAAAATTTATATTCCACAAGTTTATTCGTTTTTAAATCAATTAATCCTTTCTCATTTAATCTATACCCTTTACTATTAGCATATTCACGCATACGAACATTAAACGAACCACATCCAGTAAAATATAACTGCGCAAAAGGATATTCATTTGGAGGACAATATATAATATCAATACGTCTCGGTATTCCATTAGCACTAAATAATTTACCATAACCCATATATTTTTTATCACCATACGCTAATGTATCAATCAAATACGACTGGGAAATTAATTTATCTACAAATACTCTAAAAGAATTCATATTATTACTGGGATCAGTAACTAAAATATCAATGTCACCACTATCTTTCGCTCCACGACGGTAACTACCATTAATTGATGTTTTTAAATCTTTAATAGATGAAGTTAATTTAATTGCTGATTCATAAATTTTTTCATGTTTTTTTATTTCATTTCGTGGTATTCTCAATAAATCTGTTTCCCAATATTTTAAACCAATCTTTTGTTTATCATTCAGTAAATCTTGACGAACATTTAATTCTTGTATACTACGAATACCATGTGTTTCAACTAGTTCCTTCGCTTTCACTGGACCAATTTCCGCAATTTTTTGTAAATCACGATAAACATCTAAAATACTTTCATTTGTTGCCAAAATTTCACGCGTTTTATCAATATGACCTTTTTCCAAAAATTCCTTAATTTTTAAATAAATTTTTCCACCTTTAGTCAAAGGAATATCACTTTCCTTAACTATTTTATTGGGCAATAATGAAATTTTTTCAATAGCTGTTTTATATGATTTTACTCTAAATTTATCATTTTTGTCTGAACCAAATTTTGCTTCATCTAATAATACTTGGAGTTCAATTATAAGATCTTTATTTGGAGAATTTGACATTTTGTCTATAATATTTAATATAAAAACAATTATTTCAATTTTTTACATTATATATTTTTCAATTAGCAAAATCTACTAAAGTCAAATCTAGGTCCATTAAGAATAGTTACTGGCAACCATGGAAATACAGATGGATTACAAAGTTCCCATGATAATGGTCCTATTCCTACTGAGGCACACACGCCAATGTCAGCTCTTGTAGATAGAACAAATCGATTAACTTCTCCGGATATTTCTACCCTAGCACCCGCATTTGTTCTACCGATTTCAAAACTAGCCCCGGGAATTGGACGAGAAATAGCAAAAGATCCGGTCCATGTATTTCCAATACTATTACTCTGACCCAATGTAGTCACCCATGCTCTATATCCAAAATTAGCTGGAGAAGCGCAAGGGCGCACCCAGGCACTAGCTCCTAAAGAAATATAATTTTGTAGACCAATAGTACAACCGAGTTCCCCACCAAATCTAGCATCATTACACGTGCAGAAATTAGGAAGACGGAATAAATTTGTGATTGGACCACATAAACTAACAGATGTCAGTTTCAAACCTGAACCAAAATCACGCATTTCAGCAACTTCAAATGCGTCAATATTTACCACAGCATCAATTATTTCTTGTGTCGTATTATTATCAGAAATACATTTTGAATTTTCTGCGCACGAATATGATTTAGGACATGAAAATCTAGCATCCATACAACGCACCGCATTCGTAAGTGGAGAACAAGCATATATAATTCCAGCACCTGTGCTATTACTCATACACGTCTGGGTTGATGAGCAGAAAATACCATTTCCACAGTTTTGTGAAATAGGTTTAAGGTCAATATGGGCGTTAATATATTTAACATTACTGCTAACTAATAATATAGACAAAAATAATAAAAATGATATTGATTTCATTTTATACAATATCTTATTATATATTTTTTATATAGTTTTATACTACTATATAATTATACGTCAACCATTACATCGTCAAGGATATTTTATTATATTTAATACAAAACTGTGTCTTACATTACACTATTTATTATTATCATGTATTTATAAATAAAATAAATGAATATTATATAAAATATAAGATGGTTCTTATTGGAAAATTAACCACGAGTCAAACAACTATCTTACTCTTTAAATTAGTAGATGCCACTGATAAAAATAATGTATACACTATATGTCCACTACACGTATTACAGCCTAATACCCATAAGGTTAAGGTTCAAATTGTTCTAGAAGAAGAGTGTAATATAAAGGAGACTATATATGTTACAGTTTGTCTATTCCCTATTCAGCATACTTTTCTTGATATCGCAATGGGTGTAGTAGAAAATCCCGAGGTAATAAATAATAATCAGCTATACAAAAACTTAGCTTATTTACACACTACTCCTATT